TTATTCTGCCTTGATGGTTATCGACTTCCCGCAATGCGGGCACGTGATTGCTCCCTCTTTCGAAGCGGCGAAAAGTTCCGGCACTTCAACACCCAAAATATCGGCTATTTCTTGCAATCGTTTTAACGGCGGATTTCCGTTGTCACCAATTGCAATACTTAACCCCGTTTCAGTCATTCCGAGACGCGCCGCCAACTCTTTTGCGGTCATTCCTCGTTCCTTCAATAATTCTTTAACTCTCATTTTGACGTATTATTTGCCACAAATATATTGATATTCATATAAACAGCAAAAAATTTTAGTGTCAATTAAATTTTTATCTCAAAATATTTGCATTATATCAAAATATCATTTATATTTGCACCAAAAAATCAAAACAACAATTAAACAATACGGCCATGAAACTCTTAACTAAAGCAATTGAGAAGCAGTTGGCAAAGTACCCCATTTATTCACAAGATGGCAAAGGCGGCAAGGCACAGGTCATCTGCAAGTTCTTCAACCCCTGCGGCAGTCAGACGTGGTACATTCTCGAAGGCGAGAAGCAAGACGACGACTACATTCTCTTCGCATTGTTAGACAATATGGGCGAGCGAGAATATGGTTATGTGTCACTGAATGAACTTCAACGCGTTAGAACTCGCCCCTTTGGTCTTGGCATCGAAAGAGATATGTATTTCACACCTTGCAAAGTCAGCGAAATCAACTAATTGATTTATTGAATAAACGTCTAAAACAATAGAACTATGAACGCATTTGCATTTAAAGTGATCGACGCAATCAATCGTGATGGTATGGACAATGGCAGCTGGGGTCTTGTCAAAGACGTAGATAATACTGTCGCCTATTTCGGCACCAGAGAAGAAATCGAACTGAAAGGCCAGTGGGCGTACATCTATGCAGAGAAAGACGATACACTGTCTTTGCAACTCGAAAAAATCGAACCTACGAGAGTTCTGCACGTTGAAGATTGTGAACTGCTGCTCTACTACCTCGACGAATAAAGCCGTTCGGGCGGCTATAAACAGACCTCAGGCCCGAAGCGTGGCGGCACCTGCCGCCGGTGGTAAAAATGAAAGATATGAAAGACATAAAAATTGGCGACCCGGTGAGATTCGGACGCAATACTGGTGAATATCGAGGACAGTTCGATAAACTGAATATCGCAATGGTACTCGTTGGCAATAGGCTGTATTATGTTACATTTGAAAAAATTGAAAAGCTATGAAGACAAGAAAATCCTTCAAGGTGAACAGAGAGGCTGCGATCAAAATCGCAATGAACACAAACGGCATATCACGAGAGATCGCCAAGAAATACACAGACAGCGAGTTGAAAGAGTGCTTGCGACTACTCAAACTAAAAACCAACTTTTAACCTATATAACAATGAAACGAACCGACCTTTCCATCATCATGCGCACGGCGTGGCAGATGTGCCGCGCGACGGGTGTAACCTTTGCTGAGTGTCTGCATAAGGCATGGCAGGTGTTCAAATTGAAGATAAAGATGCGCGCGGGCATCGTGCAGTTCTTCTACCTCAAATCGAGTACGGGTGAATTGCGACAGGCATTCGGTACGCTTAAGGACGACTTATGCCCCGAAACAAAAGGTGACGACCGTAAGCCTAACAAACACCTCGTAACCTATTACGATACGGTTGCCGAGGGCTGGCGGTCATTCAGAATGTTCAACTTTGTAAAAGTTATATAATATATGAAACCAACGATGTACGTAGAAAAACGCAGCGATTTGACATTACTCAAAAAGGCATTCGAATTGACGGACGCGACATGTCACCGCACGCGGCTGAAGTGTGGGTGTAAAGCCTACAAAGGTGCAGACAACAATCGCGACAGCCTATTGATCGTCAAATATGACGCAGTAGTGCTTGAGATTATCCGCTGCAAAGGGTGTGTGAAGAAAAGACCTTAAAAATTGCAGCTCTCAATAAAAAATCGTATTTTTAATAAATAATTCAATAGTAAGATTTGCATAATGTGCCGAACGTGTCCACTTTTGCATCGAACAGATATATGCGGGGTAGTGCAGAGGTTACCACGGCGGGTTAGTGTCCCGCAGGCGCAAGTTCGATTCTTGCCCCCGCTACTAATGAAATTTACGGCTATGAAAATTTTAACGCTTATCATCAAACAAAAATGGTTCGACGCCATTTTGTCGGGTGAAAAAACGGTCGAGACCCGCGAAGTACGCCCGACCAACACGAAATACATTTCATACCGAGACAACAACACAGGCAAAGTCTACAAGAAAGACAGTGACGTGCCCGAATCGGCGTGGGACAGCGAGAAGGGCGTTGATACGGTTATCAACCACTACGATGCCATACAGTTCTGGGTAGGTTACGAAAAGAATCGCCCCGGCGCGCTGGTCGAAGTCAAAGGCGTCGAGCTGGTAGATGTTTGCGACGAAGAGACGAAAGAGCCGATTGTGTACGAGCACAACGGTAACGAATATACCATGACCGAGATCGACTACCACCTCGGCAAGGTAATCGAGAAAATGAATTGTTAAACCCTTAGAATCATTGCCGCACTCGAAGACGAAGACAAAAAACAGCAACTCAGCTTGACGCGCAATACAGCCGTATAACGAGTGAATTGCGACGCCGCACGCCTAATCCTGCTGTAGGATTAAGTAGCCTCGCAAATATGGGTGGCCGAAATGGTGTTATTGCGAATAGGTATGCAAGGGCGACCAGTGCATATACAAGAGCTAGGCAATCTGCCGCCCGAGGCCTTTCCGTAGGTTAAATCATATTGTCAAACTTCTAAAATTCAAGCTGCACTCGAAATTCAGTAAGAAATCGAATCAATCGGACGACCGGCGCTAGCCGTGTTCGTTATCGTACAGTAGGCGGTCGTGCGACGAATCGTGCCGGTCGTGCACGCGACATTCGCGCCGCCTTTGGCATGGCAACAGGTTAATCATGACCCCGATAGACCATGCAAACGAAGTGATTGCCTCTGTCCGTCAAAAAACGGATAGAGCAATCCTTTTTTATTCTTGCGGCAAAGACAGCGAGGTATTGCTCGACCTGATGGCGCCGCACTTCAAAGAGATCGTTTGCGTGTTCATGTATTTCGTCAAAGGTCTCGACCACATCGACAACTACCTGCGAGCCATCAAAGCCCGTTATTCCAACGTTACCATTCTGCAAATCCCCCATTGGACATTGACGCGCGTTCTCCGTTGCGGGCTATACTGCATTCCTAATCCCAATGTAAAGCTGTTATCGTTGAAAGACCTTGATGAATCCGTTCGGATGGAAACGGGAATATCTTACTCTTTCTACGGTATGAAACAGTCGGACGGAATGAATCGCTGTCTTATGTTGCGCGGATATGAAAATGAAGCCATAAGCAATACGAACAAGATCTATCCTCTATCCAAGTGGAAGAAATCGGACGTCATGGCCTACATCAAGGCAAAGAAACTGCCTGAGCCCATATCCTACAACAAGAACAAATCGCAAGGTCTGACGTTTTTGCCGGAGGTATTCGATTACCTGCGCCAACACTATCCGCAAGACCTCGAAAAGATTTACAAAGTATTTCCTCTGTCACGCAATATCTTACTCCGTTATGACGCAGAAAAAGCAGCAGCCCAAATACAATCAGAGTGAAACGGTCGTAATCAAGCGATCGCAAATCAAATTCGCTCCTTACAACCCACGCAAAGAGGATCCAGAAGTCATCAAGAAACTCAAAAAGAACTTCAAGACTGTCGGCTATCTGGGAGGTATCGTATGGAATCGACGTTCATCCTATCTTGTGTCGGGACACAAGCGCGTGCAGACGCTCGACATCATCAACAATTACGATGGTACGCCCGAAACGAATTATGAGATCAAAGTAGAGGCGGTAGAGTTGGACGACAAGACCGAGCGCGAACAGAATATTTTCATGAACTCGCCCTCCGCAATGGGTGAGTTTGACATGGAGAAGATGAAAGTGCTCGTGCCGGAAATAGATTATCAAGCTGCAGGCCTTTCCGAAGCAGACATGAACATATATGGTATATCCGTCATGCAAGACGAAGTGAACTCAGGGCTGGCCGATACGCTGGATGATTTCGAGGAAGTGCAGCGGCCGTTCGAAGAAAGAAAAGCGGCCGTTAAAGAGATGAAAGAACAAATTAGGCAACAGGCAGAGCAGAAGGCCGAAGACATCGAATCCTATGTAATGATCAATTTCAAGTCATATCGGGCAAAATCGTCGTTCATGCTTCGATTTGGGTTCGGCCCGGATGATAAAATCATCCCTGGGGAGACGTTCGCCGATATGGTTGAACGGGTGGAATAACCTCACAAACCTTACACTATAAAAAATGGGTGCTCCGAGTAAAAAGCCTAATATTGCGACATTCCGCAAGATTGCAAATTCTTGCGGCGGCATTTTATCCGATATTGCCGCCCACATCGGAGTGGATAGAGTTACTGTCTATGCTTGGTGCAATGATGATCCCGAGTTCAAGCAGGCCCTCGAAGATTCCCGCGAACGTTTCCTCGATCTTGCCGAAAGCAACCTCCGCAAACTGGTTGCCGGCGTTCCAGCCATCGAAAAGGACGAGAACGGCGAAAAGAGATTTGCCGGTTGGATCGAACGTCCCTCCGAAACAGCGATCATTTTCACTCTCAAAACACGCGGAAAAAAACGGGGATATGTAGAACGTCAAGAGGTTACAGGAGCAGATGGTGCCGAACTTATTCCACCTCGCACTCTCTCTCCCGAAGAGGCAAGACAATATGGGTTAAAACTTAACGAAGAGTATTAACGCACTACTCCGATTCGCGACATAGACATAGAGCGTACCTTCTGTCTTTCCGGTATGCTGAATTTCACCCGTTACATGTTCAAGCATAAGACGGGGATGCGGTTTATTGTCGGCGATCATCATCGCAAAATATGCGAAGCTCTTGACAAAGTCGTCCGTGGCGAAATAAAGCGTCTTATTATCAATATTGCGCCACGATATGGCAAGACCGAACTTGTCTCTAAGAACTTCATCGCCTACGGGCTGGCGTTAAACCCCCGCAGTAAGTTCATACACCTATCATACTCCGATGATCTTGTTCTCGACAACTCGAAAGAGATCAATGAAACGGTACAATCAGACTACTACCAGCGGCTTTTCCCTGAAGTAGTCGTCGAAAGCAAGAATGCTAAAAAGTGGTATACATCCGTCGGAGGCGGACTGTATGCAGTAAGTGCAGCAGGACAGGTTACAGGATTTGGTGCAGGTCAAGTAAATGATCCGTATAGGGAGCGGCGCGAAATGGGTGATTTTATTCCTGCGTGGGAAAGCGATTTTGCGGGAGCTATTGTTATCGACGACCCGATCAAACCGGAAGATGCACTATCCGAAACGATCCGCGAGCGGGTGAACAATCGCTTTGAATCGACTATCCGCAACCGCGTGAACTCGCGCAATACGCCTATCATAATCATTATGCAACGGCTCCATGAGCACGATCTATGCGGCTATCTTCAGGAGATCGAGCCGGAGGAATGGACGGTACTTTCGTTGCCCTGCATCTGGCATGACGAAAACGGACAGGAACAGCCTCTCTGGGAATTTAAGCATACGCTGGAGGAACTGCACAAAATCGAGAGATCGAACTCATTTGTCTTTGAAACGCAATATATGCAGAACCCGAAGCCGCTGGAAGGTTTGATGTATGGAGAGTTTAAGACATACGACATAATTCCATATGCAGCATCTATGAAGCGAAAGAACTACACGGATACCGCTGATACCGGCAGTGACTATCTGTGTTCTATTTGCTATACGGAAACTCCCATCGGCAATTTCGTGACGGACATTTTATATACACAGAAACCGATGGAATATACCGAGCCGGCAACAGCCGAGATGCTGTCCCGAAACAAGACGGAGATCTGCTACGTCGAGAGCAACAATGGCGGCAGGTCTTTCGGGCGCAATGTTGAGGCGCAGTGCCGAATAATCGGTAACAACTTTACATCGTTCAACCCATTTACGCAGACCGCCAACAAAAGGGTGCGTATTTTCACGCGATCGAATGAAGTGCAAAACCTTATTTATTTTCCGACCGGATGGGAGCACAAATGGCCGGAGTTCGCCTCGCATGTCAAATCATACCGTAAGCAGCAGGAGTTCAACAGCCATGACGACGCCGAAGATGCCCTGACCGGAGTAATCGAAAAGCGGGGGTATTTCAACAATGAAGAAGATTTAGACAAAGAGGATTTAGGAATTTGGTAAAAAGTACGGATATGGGATTTATAGACAACCTACTCAATGCGATACGCAATAAATATCTGAATGCAACCGGTGCAGAACGTGATCTGCTTACGCTTATCAAGGACAAAGACATTACACAGGCTCAAACACTTATGCAGAATCGCGATACGGAGGTTTTGCAGGCGATTCAGGAATATAACCCCGAACTCCACCGTATTATGCGAAAGGCCGATAAGATGCGGAAAGGCCAGGAGCCTTATCGTACCGAGAAGTTGCCTCGTGCACGACAGAAGTACATCAATGAGGTGGAACTATTCTTTCTGCTCGGGAATCCGATACGATGGAAGAAGGTGAACAACGAAGGTTCGGACGAGGCTTTCGAAGCATATAATCAATTTTTGCAAGATACACGATTCAACGTTTCCATGCGTAAAGCAAAACGCATTGCGGGAGCAGAAACTGAATGTGCCAAGCTCTACCACATCTATCGGGACGAGAATTTCCAACCGCAGGTAAAAGTTGTGGTAATTTGCAAGTCGAAAGGATACACCCTACGTCCATTATTCGACCTATACGAGAACCTCATTGCATTCGGGTATGGGTACTACCTTAAAGAGGGGACATCAACTATCGAGCATTTCGATATTCAAACACCTGATACGATCTACCGATGCAAACGAGGATCTCTTAATTGGGAGGTTATTGCAACTCCCAATCCAACCGGAAAAATCAATGTTATCTACTACCGACAGGATAAAGCGTGGGGAGGCCTCAACCCCCGCATAGACCGCGAGGAGGATATAGACAGCAAAATATCCGACACAAATAACTATTTCGCAGACCCTATCGCCGCAGCAACGGGCGATGTCGTAGATTTTTTGAAAGGTCGAGCCGACAAGCCCGGGAAAATGATTCGGATGACCGGAGCGGATTCAAAATTCGAGTACATCAATCCACCGACCTCTTCCGAGACGCAGCAACGGGAAAAGGAAGACCTCGCGCAGTCCATCTTGTTCGACACTTTCACGCCCGAGTTTACACCCGAGAAAATGGCTGGGCTGGGAACTTTGTCGGGCGAAGCGATCAAACGCGCGATGGTACTGGGATATATCAAGCGCGAAAATAATAAAGAGATATACGACATAGCCGTAGATAGGGAGAAAAATCTTATTCTCGCTATTATGATGAATGTAACCCATATTCATTTGCGTCCTGATTTGGCTGCGCTCAAAATAGAACACGAATTTGCCGAACCGTTCAATGAAGATGTCACCGCACGTTGGGCGGCTATAGGCCGTGCTGTGCAGGATGGCGTTATGTCGCTGGAAAAGGGCGTTGAACTAATGGGAACGGCCGATGATGTTACCGCTGAAATCGAGCGAATAAAGCAAGCGAAGGCAGAGGCATCTATGAACAATATTATAGAGCCAACATTCTAATTCGAAACGATGCCCGGATTGAATTTGAAAGCCGCCCAATGGGAGCAACAGCACAAAACGCATGTCGAAGAATATCTACGACAGATAGAGGCTTTGTATGATGTGGCCTCGGATGAATTGATTCGACTGGGAATGGGATATAAATATCAACCCAATACGGGGCGATTGTTCGCCTTCTCATCAAACAAAAGCCGTAGTAAACAAGCCGATGCCTCGTTATCTTCATTCCGAAATAAGTTGTCCACTATAATTACAGCGGGGATCACTTCGGAATGGTTTTTTGCCAACGACAAGAACGATTCATGGGTAAAACAACTATTCGACAATCCGAAAAAAGGATGGATGCTTCACAATCTCGGTGCACTTGAGGCATTTCAACGTAGAACAACTTACGGGCATAATTTATCCGAAAGAGTTTGGAGTATCGCCAAGCAGTTCGAACGGCACATAGAATTATCCTTATCTATAGGTATCAGCGAAGGCCGAAGCGCTGCCGATATAAGCCGTGATGTACGCGTCTATCTGAATGAGCCGGACAAACTATTTCGACGTGTCCGAAATGCGTTCGGCAATCTTACCCTGTCGAAAGTGGCGCAGGCTTATCACCCTGGGCAAGGCGTTTACCGGTCATCTTATCAGAATGCTATGCGTATGGCTCGCACCGAAATAAACAGCGCTTATCGTGAAGCCGACAGTATCCGCTGGCAACAACTTGATTTTATTGTCGGATATGAGGTAAAAACATCAAAATCGCACGTACAGTGGCTGGCAAAGTTCTGGTATCCGCGCTTCAAAAAAGGGCGTGCGCCGCTGGAAATATGTGACGCAATGGAGGGAAAATATCCGAAATCTTTCAAATTCATCGGGTGGCACCCGAACTGCAAGTGCTATGCAGTGCCAATTATAGCCAACGAGGGCACGGATAGGGATTTTTGGGAGGAACCGCTGAATGAGGTCAAGGATGTGCCCGACAACTTCAAACGATGGGTCGAGGACAACACCGAAAGAATCGAAAAGGCGAAGAATTTGCCGTATTTCATAGGGGAAAACAAAAAACACTTCAATGATTCGCTGTTCATCAATCGCGATGCCGTATAACTCTTGGCAAAAGCGCAGTACGTAGGGAATAAGTTGCAAGGTGTTGCATAAGGAGTTGAGGCAAAGTATGAGGCATCGTGCACGCCTATAAACTACAAAAGCAAGAATAGCATCGTTCGCAAGGTGAAACAGGAAAGGCAAAATCTATTAACACCAGGTTTCATCGTCCATTTGGCGGACATTCTCTCCGTCACTGTAAGCACTGTTCCAAAATGAAACACCCTTTGTCCGGCGAAATAGTGCGTCGGTTAGGCGTGAGGTTGTTGCTATTCACCACATCCAAGAGGAGAAATGCAGTAAAAACGGAATGACCGACGGAAATAAGATGTGCCCCGCCGATCATTCCAACTAAAATAACACGATATGACAAAGGTACTGCACTGCGGCGCATTATGCAAATAATCGTATTAAAAATTCGTCAGTAATGCAGCATTTTTCTCTCGTTCCTCTCGCTCGAAGCTGGCAAGGTAGTTTTCCGTCGTCTTCAGATCTTGGTGGCCGAGGCTTTCCGATATGTAGGCGATATTCGCCCCGGCACGCTTCAACACCGTAGCGAACGAATGACGCGCCGTATAGGTCGATATGTTCCCAATTTCGAGCTGCTCCCCGATCATCCGCATCCGTTTATTGATTAACCCGGTAGCGGCTATTGTTTTAGCGTGGCTCTGCACCGCATCCTCCGACCCGTCGAGAATTGGGAAAATAAAGTTATTCGGTGCTGGAGTATTACCCCAGCGGTCGATAATAGCTTGCATCTGGGGAACTACCGCGACCCGGATTTCCTTACGGGTCTTAGTCGTGCGCTCGGTCTTTTGACGCACGAAACAGATTTCACCGTCCACAATATCACGATACCGCAATTTCACGAAATCGGCGACGTTGATCCCGTTACACAAGTAGAGGAACAGCCAATAATCCCGGTATTTGGCCGTTGCTTCGTTCCCATCCTCATAGCGGGCGATCTGCCCGATCTGCTCCAGCGTTAAAGCCAATTTACGGCCCTCACCGGCCTGTATTTCATATTTCCCTCGGCCGAACGGGTATTGCGCGGGTTTAATCGCATCGCATCGACAAGCATCGTTCAATATGGCTCGTAAATGGCGCATGTGTATTCCGATCGTTGTACGGCTCTTACCTTCTCCGAGTAGAAAGCGCTCATAACGTCTTACCCAATCCACCGTTATAGATTCAAGAGCAATACGATCCCCGGCAAACCGCTCCAATCCCTGTATAACAACATTATAAACCAGCATTGACCCGATACGATCCTGCTCTTTTAATTCCGCTATTTTAGCCGCAAATGCACGGTTAAGAGTATCAACCCCCGAACGTTTCAATCGCTTGTTGAGGCTATCGAATGAAAAAATACCGTCGCGTGCCAATTCCTCAACAACCCCACGAACAATTTGGTAACTGCTTTCTATATCTTTACGAACGGCCACAAGGGCGCGAACCTTCGTTGTAGTCAGACCTTCCCACTCATCCAAGGTAAGGTCTTTGCCCGTCGGATAATAGCGACGATCCCGGCGATAGGTTACACGAATTTTTACGGGGCACTTTCCGTTCTTTTTCGGATGACTCGTATCTATTATGGGCGCAACTGTTATTCCGTCTTTTGAATAGTTCATTTGATAGGATAATTATTATTTCAACACACAATTTCGACACAAAAATACAAAAACAAACAAAAATAGATAAAAATAAACAAAATAAAATCGCCACATTTGGAAGCTTAAAACATTGATTTTCATATAAAAATTCAAACAACACATAATTATTCAAAAATATAATTATGGGACTGAAAATCCTTGTGTCCCTGGTTCGATTCCCGGTGGCACCACGAAGAATCACAGCAAAAAGATGAAAACCTCTGAATTTCAACGAATTCAGAGGTTTTCTTTTTGTTTCAACTGTGCAAAACATGCAGATTTAGGAATTTCAATCGTGCCAAATTCGTGGCTTTTTTTTGAGCCACTGAAAAAAGCCACGATTTGATATGTAAAGCACAGATATTCACTTATTTGCATAGCGTGCGTTTCATCAAACATTAGCACTTTTGTACCACAAAAAATGTATGTAAGATGAAGCATGAAACAATGAAAATCCTCTTCGTTATCAAGAAGAGTAGCTTGCTGAAGAACGGCGAAGCACCTATCGTAGTCCGTGTTACTATCAACGGAGTGTCTGACGAGGTACGCATACAGCGTAGCGTATTGCCTCGTTTGTGGAACCAAGCCCGTGGCTGCTGTAAAGGCAGAGACAGGGTTTCAATCGAACTGAACGATTACATCGAATCTCTCAAAACCAAGATTCACAACCTTCACAAAGAGTTGTTGCTTGAAGATGCACTCATCACTCCTTCCTACCTATTGAAACGCTTATTTAATAAAGGTGATAAGCGAACCTTCCTCAATACAATGGAAAAGGAGATTAAAGCAATGGAAGCACTAATCGGTATCGAGTATGAAAAGATAACCATCAACCGATATTGGAATTGCTACCGTTGCTTGAAGGCTTGTGTTCAATCTTTCTATGAAAAGGAGGATATTGTCTTTCCTGAACTTTCTCGTGACTTTATTATCTATGTCGAACGACACATGCGTCTTGAAAAACGTCTTTGCCAAAATACATTGGTGAGATATATGAAGTGTTTCAAGAAATTCGTCAATATGGGACTTAATATGGGTTGGATGAGAATCAATCCATTCGCTGGCATACAATATCGCCAGCAGGAAAATGATCCTACATTCCTGACTCTTGAGGAGGTCAAGACAATAGCAGGTATGGAATTTCCTGTAGCTCGACTAAACATTGTTAGGGATATGTTCCTGTTCAGTTGTTTCACAGGTCTTGCATTTATTGATGCAAAGGAACTGAAACGCACTGAAATCATTAAGGACAACAATGGCAAGATGTGGATTAGAAAAGGTCGTCACAAGATGAAAAAGGAGAAGGCAAGATGTATCAGCAATGTACCTCTTATCACTCCTGCCATAGAAATACTTGAGAAATATGAGGATCATCCAACCTGTATTGAAAAGGATGTTTGTTTGCCTTTGTTCTGCAATCAGACGATGAATTCATACCTAAAACAAATTGCTACGCTTTGCAATATTGACAAGAATCTGACCACACATGTGGCCCGTCATACCTTTGCCACGACCATAACTTTGGCTAACAAAGTTTCGTTGGAAAATGTTGCAAAGATGATGGGGCACGCATCTACCCGTATGACTCAACACTATGCAAGAGTATTGGATCAAACCATCATGAGTGATATGGAAAAGGTTCAGATATTATTCTAATAAATAGATTCGTAGCCGAGTTCACCAAACCACAGGCAAAGGTAACTCGTGTTCTTTTCGTCCAAGCAAGGTCAAGCCCTACGGGTGTCGTGGAAAAATCATCCTCGCCCCGTGGGGCTTTCTGTATTTTTCCACACAACCTTGCCTGACGAGAACACGACCTTTTAGAGCCTGTAGTTTGGGAACTCCGGCCCCGAATAGCCGGACTAACAAGAAATATATAATGTTATGTCACAAGCAGTATTAAACAACAGTCAAGCAACAGGTCACACCGACCTGCTATCAGGTATCTTGAAGGTACAAGTGAGAAACGAAGAGAAGATTACGGAGCAAGACCGTATCTATTGCCAGAATCAGCAGGACGAGCTTTACAAGACGCTCGACCAGATTGCCTGGTGGTACAACATCTTCATGAGAGAAGCCGAGAAGTATGAAGGGAAAATCAAACTCAAGCACGAGCCGAACGGAAAGATTACCACAAGCAGCTATGACCTCCACTATCGCTACAATAATGATGAGAAGGATTATACCCATCACGAGTTTACTCCTTTCAAGAACATCAATGAGTTGGTGGATAGCCGCCATAATGCTATCAGGAACTTCATCAGTCGCATCATCGGCTATTTCAACAACACATACAGCGTCTCTGTTGAAGCACCAAAGATTGACGAGAAGACTCTGCCGATAGACTTCCGACCTGTATATAACACCTATGTAGATGTGGTCATCGAACATCTCGGAGGCAAGAGTTTCCGAGATACTGCCGAGGAGGAGCTTATCAAACGCTTCCTCAATACGGTCAGACCTTCATGTTGGAGTAAGGTAAAACCCGAACAGAAGAAGGATAGAATCATCTTCCCCGATATTGTTACTTGGGATTCGATTCACTATCAGTATTACAAGGAATATGACTTCGAATATGACTCTGACCGTAAGGTCAGCCGCTTCTGCGAAGGTATTGCTTTCGGTGCAGATGATGTACTTTGCGGAAGTATCGAGATGATTATCGGTCTTGACACCCGTAATGTCGATATATCCCGATGGTATGACCTGACAACGACCAATGCCTTGAACATGAAGTTCTATGCCAATGGTCGTATCGATGTCAAGTTCAAGGACAGTGCAACTGCCGAGAGCTGTTTCAAGCGACTGCGACTGAATGAAATCAAACTAAGAGACGAGAACTGATGACCACACGATATGTATGACACTCCGTAGGTACTGCCTGCGGGGTGTCTTTCGTTTTTATCCACTTCAATCATTACAGCCATGTATGCCATCATACCACAACAGATACCGCAAGGCAAGCGTGCAGAGATCAACGAGAAGATTCTCTTTGCCATCAACTCCGGTAAGGATATGATTCCTGCGGAGAGTATATACAACTGCTATACGGGTATCGGAGGACTGCATAACCTCAAGCAGTCGGACTTCGCCAGCTACCACGAGTATGCCGAGGCAAAGAAGGAGTTCGAGATGGGACAGTTCTTTACACCGCACGAGGTATGTCGGGATATGGTAGATGTACTCTCTCCCACATCATCGGAGATGATTCTCGATATGTGTTGCGGTATGGGCAACTTCTTCAACCATCTGCCCAACCAACACAACGCCTACGGCTTTGACATAGACAGCAAGGCTGTGACAGTGGCAAGGTATCTCTATCCCGATGCACATATCGAGAAGTGCGACATACAGCAGTACCACTCCGAGCAACGCTTTGATGCCATCATCGGTAATCCTCCCTTCAATCTGAAGTTCGACTTCCGACTATCACAGGAGTACTACATTGACAAAGCCTATCATCTGCTCAATCCCGCAGGCTTCCTGATGATCATCGTTCCAGCCTCCTTTATGCAGAATGAGTTCTGGGAGAAGAGCCGTGTAGGAAGAGTAAACGAGGACTTCTCCTTCATCGGACAGACAAGACTGTCACCTCACGCCTTCACATCGGTAGGTGTAGATAACTTCAACACTAAGATAATGGTCTTCCTGCGTCGTTCACAGCATATAGAGATGAATCCCTACAATGCCGAGGAGTTTGTCTCTATGGCAGAACTCAAGGAGCGTGTGAAGAAAGCCCGTGAGATGAAGCACCGCCTGCGTCTTGACCTTATGCGTGAGACCAACCGCATAGACAAGGAGGAGTTGGAACAGTTCGAGTACAAGCTCGCCAAGTATATGTACGAGTTGAAGGCTCACGCAAGGCTCAACAAGCATATCGACAAGGCTGTAGCTCTTGTTACCAAGTTTCGTAACCAGAAGCCTCCTGAGAATGCCACCAACGAGCAGATGAAGGAGTGGGAACGCAAGAAGCTCACTACTGCCAAGGTACTTGCCACCATACGCAAGTATATCACCTCACAGAATGTCGTACCACGCAAGGAGGTGGCATTGGTAAAGACCTCCTACGGCTTCAAGCTCAAGCAGTATGCACCACGACTGCTTGATAAGGTGGAACACAAGGCGGCAAGCATCAATGACCTCATATTGGATAGCACAGCGCTGCCTATGCCTGAGATAGCAACCGAAGAGAATATGCGACAGATACGCATTGCGGGGCGTATTATCCGCCGTAAGCGTAGGCTCTACGATATACAGAACCAGCCATTTTCGGATATGGAAACGGACGATACTCTTGCCGAATATCTCGATAATGCCACCTTCGTAAACAAGGATGGCGAGGTATGCGAGTTTACCCGATTGCAGAAGCACGACCTGAACCTTGTGCTTCAGAAGCGATACGCTCTGCTCAACTGGCAACAAGGCTCCGGCAAGACTGCCGCTGTATATCACAGAGCCAAATACCTGCTCAAATATGGCAAGGTACGCAATGTTGTGATACTTGCCCCTGCCATTGCCACCAATATGACCTGGACTCCGTTCCTCGCCATCAACAAGGAGCGATACAGAGTGATACGCACATACAAGGATCTTGAAGATGTGCCGAGAGGTATCTTCCTGCTGCTATCCACCTCTATGGTAGGCAAGCTCAAACGCGACCTTATGCGGTTTGTGAAACTGTCCTCAAGGAAATTATGCCTCGTGTTCGATGAGTCGGATGAGATTACCAATCCGTCATCACAGCGTACAAGGCATATCCTGACAGTCTTCCGCAGACTCAAGTACAAGATTCTCGATACGGGAACAACCACCCGTAACAATATCGCAGAGCTATACAGCCAGTTTGAGTTGCTCTATAACAACTCGGTCAATATGACTTGTTGGTGCAGCAGTATCTACCACGAGAACCGAGATAAGGAGATAGAGTGTGAAAGAAACCTCCATTGCGGAGAGCCGTTCCCAGCGTTCAGAGGTCATGTGCTGTTCCGTGCCTGCCACTGTCCGGGCAAGGCAACGGTATTCGGCATAGAGAAGCAGAATCAGGATGTCTATAACAAGGAAGAACTCTTCGACCTCATAGGCAAGACCATCATCACCCGTAAGTTCCGCGACTTTGCAGGCGAGAAATACAAGATACGGACTCATACCGTAAGCCCTTCAAAAGGTGAACACGAGGTATATCGTGTCATCATTGAGGAGTTCTGCCGTATATGCGAACTATACTACAATAGCACGGGTGATACAAAGAAGGATGCAGGACTGAGGCTTATGCGGCAGATCAAGCTGCTTATCAAGGCTTGCTCGGTTCCACACCTCATATCGGGATACTACGGCGATGACTATCCGAGCAAGACACGATACATAGAAACATTGATACGGAAGATACCGGGCAAGGTAGCCATCGGCTGTACCACACTTGCCGCCTTTGACCTCTATGAGAGTTATATCCGTGAACGCTTTCCCGACAGACCGATATATGTCGTGAAGGGAGATGTGGCATTCAAGAAGCGTCAAAGCATCGTGACGGAGTTCGACTCCACCATCAACGGCATACTGATATGCACGCAGCAGAGCCTGAGCAGTTCGGTAAACATACCTACCTGCAACGATGTGATACTGGAGTCACTGCAATGGAACATACCCAAGATGGAGCAGTTCTACTTCCGCTTCATACGCCTTGACTCCAAGGAGATGAAGGATGTGCATTATGTCACCTACGAGGACTCCGTTGAGCAGAACCTGATGGCATTGGTACTCACCAAAGAGCGTCTCAACGAGTTCATCAAGACTGGCGAAGTGAAGGAGCAGTCGGAAATCTTCGAGGAGTTCGATATCACAATGTCCGTAATAGACAGTCTGCTGATACGCTCAACGGACAGCGAGGGTAAGATACATATCAGCTGGGGAAGCCAGCGAGTAACAAGTTAAACAGAGAGTCTATGGAAAATATGGATTTGAACAATGCAGAGGTTGCCGTAACCACACAGCACATTCTGGACGGGAAAGAGTACAAGGACTATTGGGTGCAGATGTCCGATTACAGCGATATGGGAGAATTCCTCTGTGCCTGCTCCGACCTCTTTCCCGAAGAAGAGGAACCGGAATATAGATATACCAAGTGGGAGAATATACCCGACTACTTGATAAGGCGTGAATGGATATGTCCCAACTTCTTCGAGATACGCGATGCCATGGAAAGGCTTGACGAGAACGAAAGGGAGTATTTCGTCACTTGGAGCGAACACTTCGGATATGACATAACAACCGATGATCCGCATATGATGGTATCGCACTATCAGGATATATACGGTAACACCATACAGGAGACCGAAGAGGAACTTGCCGACATCGCCGATGATGCTTTGGTATATACGGGCATATCGGGCAACTTCTGCGATATGCTTCCTCTTCAGTATGAGATATTCGATGATAACTATAACTAAAATAAAGGATATATGGAAATCAGTTTCAAAGGACCGGTAATGCCGATTGATCCATACTCACAGTTGGCATTTGTGGAGATACTCAACATCATACTCATAGCAAAGCACATTATGGATGTGAACAGGTATCTCATAGCAAGAAATGTAAACCCTCAATTCGGCTCACTGTCGGGATATTTCCGATGGTCGTTTGCCGATGATAGGTTCACGCTGTGGCAACGCACGGACTACAACTCCGATATGTGCTTCTCACACCGCATATTGGATATGCCGTTCTGTATGCTCGCAGCAAGAGATAAAGAGAACGATGAGAGAGTATTCAACTAACCATCAAAGAATATGGAAACGACAATCAAGGTATCCAACAGAGAGATAGCAATACGAGCTTTCGAGCATCTGAGGCACGAGCATAAGACCGAATCTGCACTGCGACTGGCTCACCACCTGCTGCACTATGACCGCATATCACTTGGCATAGGTGAAGTGGATTGGGAGATAGATATGGCAATCCAAAAGTTCGGCGGCAATCCACGAATGGGATACCGATATTCGGCACATTTCAGTTTCAACGCAGAGACGGAGATGGAGAAAGAGAGATACGAAGAGATATTCAACGGTAATGAGTAACCGAAGGGCGGCCACAAGGTCGCTCTTCGCATTTATAGACATATGTACGGGAAACAGAATCCTGCCGTACACAGGTAACGACAAATGAACGAAGCAAAGAAAACACTCACAATGGAGTTCGTAGAAAGCATAATGGACGAGAAGTATACCCTCGTATGGGTGGACTATCGGGAAAGTTTTGATGAGAACAGAGACCTCTTGCAGAAATGCCTTGAAAAGCAGGGCTGCGAAGAGCTTTGGTCAAAGGTCGAGGATTGGTACGAGGATGCAGAGGAGCAGGCGACACAGGAGATTATCAAAGAACTGAAAAGCCACTGCATCGACTTCCACGACTTCGAGGAGGAAGAGGTTGAAGCCTTCTTTGAGGAACACGGCGATGAGATAAGGGATGAGATACGCGAGCGTGACGACTCCACAACGGTAAACGACCTTATCAAGAACACCAGAGATATTCCTGTACGGGTGGAGATGCTATCCAACTACGACTGCATCAACTCCTGCTGGCTGGAGTCGCAAGGTGGCTTCCGATACAAGGAGAGTTACTTCGGGGATATGATAGATACTCTTCGCCTCAACCCTGCAAAGGTGAAGAAGGCATTGACGGAGAAAGGCTATATCGTATATGGCAGGTTCCCGAACAAGAAGTATCGTGACGGCAAGGAGCAGGTATCCTACGAGGACTTCTGCCAGGAGTTGGAGAACTCCTGCTGTGGAGCCAACTTGCTTACCTATATCGGTCTTGTAAACCTCCGCGACCTCTACGATGCCGACTTAAAAATAAAGGAGGTCATTATCCCCAAAGGTAACACCTGCGGACTGTTCAGCTCGATGTATGGTGGTGGCAGTCTGATAGAGATGGAACTCAAGAGCGATGTCAGAATCCGACTGGATAAGGCACGCAAGGACGGCTACGGCTTCCGTATGCGACTTGACAATGAACGCTCCAAATATGATTACTCCATCAAGCATGTCTATGGTGTCTGCGACTCCTTCTTTGGTAAGCAGGTAAGCATCGTTCCGGCAAACTAATCAGTATTAACAATAAAAACATCAATGTATGAAGAAGATTGAAGTAAAGGTAAGATACCTCTTCGAGGGGACTTACACCGTAGCGGCAGATGACCGCAATGAGGCACGCACAATGGTAACAAGAGATTGCGGACTGGTTCTGGGTGGAAACATCCATACTACACTCGATGATGACGAGGTGGATTGGGAGTTCGATGTTCACCCCGATATACAGATTCTATCCTACACAGAGAAAGAGAACGAAACAAAGCGTCTGAAGATGGATTTCTCCGACAGGATAGAGACACTCCGTAAGGACATCATTGATGCCATACGGCAGTTGCTCTACTCGCACGGGCTGACAGAGATAACCTTCCCTGAAGAGCAGGATGATCCTGTATGGGTGATATGGTTCAATTGGGACGGAGACCCATACGAGTGCAAAGTAATGGGTGTCAAGGTAACGGATAACAGTATGACTGTGATTGCCCACGACAAGATTTGCAATGATGAAGTGACTTGCTCCACACCCTTTGAACTTGGAGCAAAGAATATCGACTGGCTATATGAGATATATGATGCTGTATGGCAGCAGTTGGAAGAGAACAGAGATAATAACGCTTAAAGATTACGACTATGAGATTAGACCCTGTAAATGCAGTGTCAAGCTTCCACTACTATATGTGGAATGCTTGGGACGAGGAAGAGTGCAAGATTACCTTCGGAGGTGCTTATAAGCACTTCTGGGAGAAATGGAACTCCCTTGCAAGCAAATCAATACTAGGAGCGGCAGAACGATTCTATGCCGAACTCTCGGACAACAACCGTGAACTGCTTGTCAATCGTGCTGTGGCACTCTATGACGGCAAGGCTACAAGAGAAGAACCTCACGATGATGATGTATATGTCTGTGATGCTTGCGGTTCAAGAAAAATTGAGATTCAGGTTTGGGTAAATGCCAATACCAATGAGTATCTAAGTGATGTAGATGATGACGATACGGACTGCAAATGGTGCGCTGACTGTGAACAGAGTCAGAATTTCTGCACCTTGAGCGATTACAAACAGAAGATGCAAGATTGGTGGAAAGACCTTGACTTTATCACATTGGAAAGTATAACCGGCTTGCACGAGACTAACTACTCATCGGAAGATTGTTCACAATCCTTTGTGGATGCCTGCAATGATTGGTGGAACGGTCAGGACTATGATACCCAACGAGAACTCTATTTCAAATCACAATCTTAATACTTACGACAATGACTGATAAAGAAATCATCGAAAGAATATGCGGCTCGTGTAACTGCGATGAAGCAACTGCAAAGGAGTATCTGAATGACGAGATACGCCACCTCAGAGAACTGCAAGAGGTAAACGACCTGCAAGAGAGTGACATTGAACTCTCTTGCAGTGGCCTCGGCATTGAGTCCGAGTGCATGGAGTATTTCACAATGGTATTAACTTACTAACATCTACTACTATGGCTTACTTTAAGAATATACATTCATTGGCGGAACTCAAGAAGGAATACCGCCGATTGGCATTGGAGAACCACCCCGACAAAGGCGGTAGCACCGAAGTGATGCAGCAGATCAATGTGGAGTTTGAACGGCTCCACGAGATTTGGAAGAACGATACTACTGTATCGGCAAATGCATCAGGTTATGAGAACGACTATGCAGGAGCATCGGCAAAAGAGTATACCGACTTCGTATATAACGAGTATCGTTGGAAAGGTCGCAACTATCAAGGACAGCACACTCCTGAGATTGTGGAGTTGGTGCGTAACTGGATGAAGGAGACCTATCCCAAGTATAAGTTCTCCGTATCAAGGCATCACTATAACTCTATCCATATCTACCTTGTCAAAGCCGACTTCGAGGCATTCAAGAAGGATAAAGGCGTTGTGTTCCACCACGATGTGAACCACTATAACATTGACAATGACGACATCCTAACCGACAGAGCCAAAGAGGTGATGAAGAATGTCTGCGACTTTGTGATGTCGTACAACTTCGATGACAGCGATCCGATGACCGACTACTTCTGCACTAACTTCTATCTTACATTAGGAGTCGGCACCTACAAGAAGCCATATAAAGTAGAACTGCCGAGATTGGATTGCAAAGGCAAGAAGCCCGATGTGTTCAGGCACCCCGAAGGTGCTGCACACAAGGCAATACGCCAAGCATTGGGCGGTGCATACTTCAGTTTTCATAACAGCCAACGACTGCAAGGCAAAATGGTACTCGGAGAAGACTCCTACGGACATAGTGGCGACAAATACTTCTGGCCTCTCTCATACTCCAGTGCCAAGACCGCCCAGAAACGAATGGATAAATTGGAGAAAGCCGGTATCCGCTGCAAGCTCACGGGCTACAATGGCGGCTGCATCGAGTTCCTCGGCTACACTCCCGAAACGGAAGCACAACTTGAGAAAGAGAGGCAGGAGGTTATCATCGCTCATCGTGCTTGGCAGGCAAAGCAGGTGCAGACAGGATAG